ACCGCCATCGCACACCTGCCGCACCGATCGCCACAGCAATGTCGCCAGTCGCTGCCGTTGCCGACCGACAGCGTTGGGGAAATCACCGCCAAGACCCACATCCGCCATGCCGCACGACCAGAACCCGCCGCCGTCGCTGCGGATGAACGGGGCAAACGACTGCGCGGTCACGCCCGCGGTTGCGGCGACGCCGACCAGATTCCAAGTATGGCGTCGCTCGCGAAGCAGCAGTCGAGGAAAATGCGCGGTCACTTTCAACTAACTCCGGTGGCCTGAAAGCGCTGAGTCGAAGTAATTATCTTCGCCTGACTGTCGATCTTGCGATGGGCGGCAATCACCGCGTTTGCCAATCTGTCAACAGTGCCGGGACTGACTTCGCCAGCGACCATAAAGCTGTTGTTGATCTGGGTACCGCCAAATCCCGATGTGACATTCGGAATGACCTGTGCGCCCCGAGGAAGATTAACCAGCTCGGGACCTTGCTCACCGACCCATGCCCAGCCGCCCGGCGCATTGCTGGTGCCGCCGGCGAATCTTTGAATCCCGCCGGCTCCCGCAGGACCACTGAAAATTCCACCCAGTAGACCGGCCAGAGGCCCGGTAATTACTTGTCGAACTGTCAGCTTTACAATGTCGTTAAGGATCGAATTTACCATGCTTGTGAAAGCTTCCTTTGCTGTCTTGGTGCCGGTAACCAGCGCGGTTAGATCTTCGGTGAGACTATTCAAGCTGCTGGTAAGGGCAACATCCAGCCCTTTCTGCAGGCTTCTTGCGTCAAGCTCCAATTGCTTCAATCCTGGGAGATAGGCGCGGCGAACTTCCAGCGCCTCGGCAGCCTGTTTTGCTTCCCGCAAGATAACCACCGTTGCCTTCAGCACTTCATTATCAGACAAGCCAAACTTGGCGCGATCCAATTCCAGTTGAGCGAGCTTGGCTTCGGCGATTTGCTGCTCGTTTGCTATCGCCAATCGTTCCCGAACCGCCTCGGCCGCAACTTTCTGGACTATATTGAAAGCGTTCAATGCCCTGGTTGCCACTCCCTCGGCAATCCCGCCTGCCTCTACCGCCGCCGCGATCTCCAATTTCTTTAATCGATACTGTTCGCCTTGGGTTATCGCCTCGCCGAGCAGCGCAGTATTCTTACGAAGGATTTCCAATTCTACCGCGGCCGGTACCGGCTTGGCTTCCTCTGCCGCCGCCGGGAGGCCTAGTTTTTCCATGCCGGGCGGCGGCTTCTGGGTTGTGACCCAAGTGCCAAACCGTTCAACGAAAGTGCTCGACTCCGTGGTCTCTTTTATTTCCTTTGTGCCATGGACGATCCTGTCGATAAAATTAGCAATTGAATTCCAGATCTCTGCGTTATTCTTTTGCCGCGCAAGAATGTCATCGGAAAACATTCCGCCCCAGACGGTCGCAGTCTTCTTGTTGATGGCCTCGATTTCAACTTTCAATTGCGCCGCACGTTCAATCTGACCCTCATCGATCAGAGGAGCCTGTTGTATAGAAATACCTCTCTCTCCCATAGACTCCAGCAAGCGAACAGCTTGTAATCCGCCTCTGCCGCCAGCGCCTTTAGACAAAGCCAATTTATCAGATTGATCTGTTAACCGTCGCATGGCCGCGACCAGTAGATCAATCGCCTCTGCACTGGTTTTAGCCGTGGAAATGTCCCGCGCCAATCCCGCATCGATCTTGAGAAGCGCCTCGAATAATGGCCCACTACCTTTTCGTAAACTCTCAATGTTCGCTATATATTTGATAAAAAATGAGGAAGTCTCCTCAAAATCCAAGCCTACGGCCTTGCCTGCCGATCCCAACGCCTTGAATTGTGAAATGGTCAACCCGGCGGTCTCGGCGCCTTCCTTCAGGGCTTTGGCTTTTTCGGCAAATTTATCGGTCGCGTCTGACAAGGAAGTCATGGCAGCGACGGTTGCCCCTATACCGACGGCGGCAGCAATACCGATCGGCCCCAGAGCAGTCAAAAGCTGGCCCGCAAATCCGAGACTGCTGACCAGTCCACCGGATACTTCAGAGAGCTTGCCGGTCACCGTAGTATTCAAACGCGAGAAGGTTGTTTCAATTTCCTTGGTTTTTCTGTCCGCTATCTTTACCGCGTCGGTCATATCCTTTTCAAACTTCGTCAATTGCGCCGAGAGCGCAACGACCAGGGCGGCGGTTTTATCGTCGGCCATTATTCTGCGGACCTTTTCTTGATAGATGCGGCTATCTTGCGCTTCATCGCGGCGATGATCTTCTTCTTCCGTAGCCGGTAAGTCGGGAAGAAGAATGGCCGCGCCGGCATCTTAACGGTTCCGAATTCATCGGCGCGGGCATAATCAAATGGCTTACTCGATACTGATCGTCTGATCGTCAGACTGCCTCCGGCAACGATTCTGACTATCGTGTCCTTTTTACCCGGAACAATCCTGACAGAATGCTGGAGGTTTCCCTCGTCGTGCGGAGCGACCGATATCATCAGGTCTGCAAGATCACGAGCCTGAGCATTCAGTTCATTCACCGCCTGATCATGAACCTCTTTCTTGAGATCATCGGTCAACAATTTAAATCGCTCGACGCTCTTGTTTGCCATCAGTGATATACCTCATGAACCTCGACCAATTCATCGAATTCGTCATTCGACATCGGCTCCAGCCTCGCTTCGCCACCGTTGGCTCTGTTGTAGCCCTCGACGCAGGCGCCGAGCTGCCAGAACGAACACTGATCGGTCTGTTGCGGGGTGAATCCTACTGCAGCGCCGTTTCCGTAGACTTGTCGGAAGTTGATGGGGTCGTCTGCACTGAACTTTTCTTCTTTTTTTTTACTGCTTCAGGCAATTCCTCCGGCACCCCTACCAGCCCGGCAAACAACACGGCAAAGGCGGTCAGTGCATGTTCAAGCGGTGGGCTATTGTCGAAGTAGGTAACCAGCTTTCTGTGGGCATCCTTGATCGGCATACCTCCGCCGACTAGACCGATGCGCAGAATATCCCTTACATCATCCGGCCAGACATCCTGAGCCTTCAATGCCGTCAATAGCGACATCGGACCAACGGCAGGAGCGCCGATCAGGATGCGACGCTGATTGATCTTCTCTTGTAGCTCGCGGAATTGTCCGATGGCGAATCGGAATTTATTCTCGCCGTCGCCCCAGACCAGGGTTACGCTGCCGTCTGCACTCATGTCCAGATCACCGTGCCATCGTTCACCATTGTGACATCGATCGTGACTTTCTTACCACGTTCACCGCCATATTTCAGGGAAGTCAGGATGAACGAACCGGACCAGTATCCTAACGCCGGATCATCGAGCTTGATCTGGATATGCTTTGAACTCGCACTCAGAAACCAATCATTCCAAGTATCGAACGACTCGACCGCCATTACGCCATTGCCGCTGATCTGTGCCGATAATGCATTGACATCCTTGGCCTCCCATGCCGGGGCTTCCGGATCGTCGCAATCCGGAATCAATGTGGTGTTTGTCGTCGCCGCAAGATCGAAGGCGCGGGTGGTCAGCCCGCAAGGTTGCGAAAACACTTCCGGCGTTCCACCATCACCAACCAGGATCAGGAGTTTGGTTCCAACAATAACAGTAGGCTGTGTCATTTGCGTTGTCCTTTCGGGAGGTTAAGCAGGAACCAAAAGACAGTGGAATGAAATCGAGGCATGTCGCGTCAGTCCATCGGGATCACGCAAATAGTTGATGCTCTCGACCTCGAACACGATGACATCGAAATCAACGACTGTGATGGGCTGATCATCAAGCGTGGCTACCAGTTGCTTGGTGATTGCCTTCACCTGGGGATAGCCGACTGAGCGAGACCAGACATCGATCGTCAATGAGACTTCGGAGCCATCGATGCAATCGTCCTTATCAGGCAACACCTGACAATCACCCAGTGTGACATAAGGGAATAGCGTATCAGGCTTCACGGCATCGTAAACTCTGCCGTCGCAAATCATCGCCGACCGCAGCGTCGCAGATAGTGCGGCCTGCAATTCAAGTGATGGGTCGTTCACTCGGCTTATCCTGTTGAATAATTCGGCCGGCCTGTGCCTTCAGTATCTCGCGGACCGCAAACTCTGGAACATGATCATAGGTCTTGCCGCCCAGATATTGAACATGAACGGTCGGTTTGACGCGATAGCTGAAGTCTTTCAACATCTCGATCGTCTTCATGGCATCGACTGCATCGCGAAGAATACCAGAAGGAACAACATGAGCAGAGAACCCAAGGCCATCGCCAATAGCAGGCGGCGCATCACTGGGCGACGCCGGTCTCGGTTAGAATTTCCAGCCATTGTCGCTTGTCATCCGGATCGACAATCGAACGGATCGCATACTCCACACCATAGCGAACATCACGAACGCGCCAGTCAACGGCAATCGTTCGGGTTTGGTCACTTTGGCGAACAACTATCGTGACCGGCTGTCGGCCAGTCAGGCGTTCGGCCAAAATTATTTCGCCGCCAAATCTGGCTTGTATCTTGGCGGCAATGACGAACTGCTCGACAAAGTTATATTGCCAGTTGCCATATTCATCGGTGATGTCCTGACGCTTGTCGAACGCAACCCGATGCCGAAGTTCAGCGGCCGTCGTCATGGATTAGGAACACCGGTTGCCGCGATGCCGACCGCCAGGACCGTGGTCGATTTGGCCAGTCCTATCAGACATAGATATTCGCCGGTCCCAACATCGGCGAAAGGACATATCCCGCCCGGAGTATCGCTCAGGTAATAGGCGTTATTAAGCACCAGAGTCCCACCGATCACGATGTCGCCCGAGGTGAGAACATCCACCGGCTGATTCAACGAGGCGCCATTGAGAGCAATGCCACCGGCCTTGCGGGCTGCAACGGTGGCAGAATTACTATCCGCCAGCATCCATTTTTTCACGGTAGGATCGAGGTAGACGGCCTTGCCGGCGGTAATCGTCTCGCCCGCAATTCCCGAAGCTCGATTTTGCCCGGTCCCAGAGACAACGACGTTTGCCGGAGTGATTGCGACATCAACCATGACGTTACCTTTCTTAAGTTGCTGTATCCTGCGACGACCTCGCAGTCGGTTTGAAGTGGAATTCCCAGTGCCCAACCAGATTGGTGCCGCCGCTCGCCTCGATGAAGGCGGTATACTTGGCCTTGGCTATGAACGGCAACGTGCTGGCCAAGAACGCGCGATAGTCCCCGTTCGATGCGGAGACGTAGGCCATCGGCATCGGCCATATCGCGCCGGATATGTTGACGCCATCCGCGTCCTTGATCGTCACGGTGACGACCGCATCGTTGATGTAGCTTCCGGCGATCTCGTTTTTCAATCCGGTCAGATCGAGGACGTTGGTATTGGCAACGAAAGCTGTCATGTTAATTTTTCTCTCGGGTAATGTTCGGCACAATATGGGCCGATTGATTTACCATCACTGAGACATTGCCAATACCGATGTGTGAAGCGCCTCCGGCAGATAATACATCCGGAATCTGTAGCGGTCCCGTTCATTGTCATTTGCTGGCCTTGTTCTAATCCATCTGAATATCCGAGAACCATCATTCACATTCCTTCAGATCTGGGTCGCCGCCAACGGCGCCTTCGATGTTGGGAGTCGAGCTGGTTGCCGCAGCATCGACCGGGGTCGCCGTCATTGATGGGTAAATGACAGGCAATCCAGTCACTGCCGCGTAGATGTCCAAGGCCGCGCAGACCAGCGAATATTTGGCATTGGAAGCGAGAGTTACGAGATAGATGAAGCTTGACGAGGAGACTTTTATCAGTTTGCCGATCGTCCGTCGCGTCGTTATGTTCTGCCCCAGCGTTGCGAGGACCAGCCTGCTGCTGCCGCGACGCATCGAGGCGAACTGAGCCTGTACTACCGAGATGATGCGACCAAATGACCGCGACTTTATCACCGTGATGACTTGACCCATCGTCACCAAGGTAATGCGACGGTTGATCTGCTTGATCACCACGACAGCTTGAACCATCGATATTCGAACCGTGCTGGCGATGGCCTGTCTTAGCACGATAGCCTGAATCATGCCGATCGTCGTCAGTTTGGCTAATGACCGCCGCATCGTAACGCTCTGAGCCTGGACGACACTCAGCAGTTTGCCCGACGCTCGCAGCCTTGTAACAGACACAAGCTGCGCCTTACTGATCGCGATTGTTCTGGCAGCCAAACGATTCAGAATAACAAGTTGCGACAGCGTTGATGTCACAATCTTCCCAATCGCCGATTGGATTCGTACCGATTGCGCCTGAATGACGTTGACCGTCTTTTGCCTTATGCTTACCGCGCCGTTAAAAATCAATATCGACTGAGATTGAAGAACATTTATGATCTTCGCCAGATTTCTTCTAATCGTAACAAGCTGCCCCTGAACGATCAACGACAGGTGGCCGATTGAATTACGAACTACCACGCTCTCGGCCTGGATAACATTTAAGATCTTGATCAATGCGGCGCCGGCCGAGATCAAGACATTCTGACCTTGCGTAATGATCAACCGTTTGCCAATCAGCCGCAATATGATGATCAGCTGCGACTGACTGACGTTAATTAGTTTCTGCCTTACAGCTACGGCGCCATTAAAGATTATTATCGATTGCGACTGAAGAACGTTGATAATCTTACCGATGCTTCTCCTGATCGTAAGCAATTGAGCCTGAGCGACCAAAATCACGCGGCCGATCGAATTCCGGACAATGACGCTCTGGCTCTGAATGACGTTCAAGATCTTGTTCAAAGTCTTCAGTGCCGAGAGCAATACACTCTGACCTTGAGTGACGATCAATCGCCTGCCAACCGATTTCAGCACGATCGCCAATTGCGCTGAAAGAAGCAGGATCAATTTAACGATGGCCCTCTGCAGTGTAACCGATTGAGCCTGCGTGATCGCAATCAATCTTGCAACGGCTCGTCGCAACGTTACGGACTGACCCTGAACGATCAAGAGCAGCTTTGGGTTGGCGATACCACCGCTCTTTACCGCTGTAACTATGACGGACTGCAATAGCGATAAAGCAATACGATGGCCTGTAGACTTTATCACCTGAACCGATTGACCAATGCCTAGGCTCGTGAAGGCATAAAACAGATCCGCCTCTATGATCAAATTCGTAACCTGAGCCTGCGCTACCGCAATCAACTTGCTACCAGCAATGATCTTAAATACCGTTACAAGCTGACCGAGCCCGGCGCTAACGAGATGTCGAATAGCTCGCCGCAACGTTATAGATTGGCTGAGTCCAACATTGACAATATGACCGACCACCCGTCGCAACGTAACAGACTGCGCTTGAACAACCGATAATAATTTCGGGTTAGCGATACCCCCGCTTTTCACCGCTGTCGCTATCACGGACTGAAATAGCCCGAAACCACTTTGCGTCGATTTAACATGCACCTCTACGACGCCTGAAGCATTCTGCCCTTGCGTAACAAATATCCCACGCGATAAGGCAGACCACCGCGCGATGGCCTGCGCTTGTCCTGCGGCAATTATCTTTCCGATCGATCGCCGCAAGATAACAGCCTGAGCCTGCGATAGCGTAATCAGCTTCGGGTTACCACCAACTACATAAAATTTAGTAACCGTCGCCAATTGGCCCTGCACTATCGCAAGCAATTTATTTCTAGCAGTAACCGGGGCAACCAGAACCGCCTGAGCAATGCTCAACGGGATTATTCGACCAATCGCTCGAACAACAATGAGACCTTGCGCCTGCAATAAACTAATTGAACGATTGATAGCGCGTCCTAATATCACCGCCTGAGCTTGCGTAACGACGACAAGCTTTTGGACAGCTATAATCTTACTGACCAGAACAGATTGACCATGTCCAGATAAGATCCTGCGACCAATCGATCTGAAAATAAATATAGCTTGAGCAATGCTGACCGCGATCCGATGCCCGGTCGATTTGACAACGGTTACAGCCTGTCCAATTCCAGCACTGGTTATTACATAAAAATGACTGACGACTATCGTTAGAAAAACTGCTTGGGCTTGGGTTACCGTAACTAATTTCGGAGTAGGTCCGCTACCGGCAGGAACGAAATTTCTAAAAGTCGTTACAAGCTCAGACATTCCAAAAGCGGTTTGACTGGAACGTCGATGAGCTTCAATCGCGCCACTGACATTTTGGGCCATCGTAGGTTTAATAACTTTGCCGACTCCTACATCATTTTTTGCCAACTGCGATTGAGTAATGTTTAACGTTTTATTAGTGACAATTGTCCAGGAGATGCAGATCAGGCCAGCGGCGCCGGCACCAACGGCGCTGGTGCCGATGGTGCCGCGCATCGAACCGACGCCGCCGCCACCGCCGCCATACAGTCCGCCGTTGCCTCCTATGCATGCCGCCGTGACGTTGCCAGAATTCGATCCTGACCCGCCGCCGCCACCGCCAAAGCCATGAGTAGCATCGAAATCGGTCCCAGCCCCGCCGTTGCCTCCAGTAGTCGCAATCGCGGTAGATACGGTGTTGCTTCCGCCGCCACCAGAAC